CGGCCTTAAAACTGCAATCCTTGGTGTTGGGGTCACAGCTTTAGGAAGACAGGCAATATTAACATCTGCAAATTTTGAAAAATTAAACGTAAGACTTGGATTATTAACGAAAGCATCAGGAACTTTTGCAAAATCTCAAGAGATAGCGGCAGAAGCACAGAAATTGTTTGGATTGAGTGCAACAGAAGCGCTTGAAGGTATTACAAACATTACTGCACGTTTGCAACCTTTGGGTGTTGGTGTTGAAGACATTAGAACAACATTTATCGGATTTAATACAGCGGCGAAACTGGCGGGAGCGTCAGCAATGGAAAGTTCAAACGCTTTCAGGCAATTGGCACAGGCTTTAGGTTCTGGACGTTTACAAGGCGATGAATTTAGAAGTATTGCAGAACAGGTTCCAACAATTCTTGCGCCTATCGCGGCAGAGCTTGGCGTGACGATTGGAGAACTAAAAAAATTCGCTTCTGAAGGGAAATTGACAAGTGATGTTGTTATCAGGGCTTTAAAAAAAGTAGAACTCGATGGCGCAGATTCTTTGAAGGCATTGTTAGAAAATGACCCGACACAAGTATTTAAAAATTTAGGAAATGAAGCTGAAAATTTATCAAGGGCATTTGGCGATCAATTGGCGCCGGCTGTTTTACCTGTAATTAGAGCAATAACAAAAGTAACTGAAGCAATAACTAATTTTGTTAAGTCAGGTGCGGGTCAAGTCACTTTGATATTTACAGCAATAGCTGTTGCCGCAAAAGGTGTTGCAATTATAACGCCTGTAATAATTGGACAATTGGCAACTTTGGCAACATCTTTTCAGGTTGCCGCCATCAATTCAGCGTTGGCTTCAACTGGTTTAAAAGGTGTTGCGGCTTCTTCATTCTTGGCCGCGGGTGGTATAACAAAAGCGACAATTGCTCTTTCCGCTTTTAAATTAGCTCTTATAAAAACGGGAGTAGGTGCGGCAATTGTTATTTTAGGAACTTTAGCGGCAAAATTTATTGATAATAAAAATTCAGCAAAAGAAGCCGCGGATGCCGCGAAAGCCTTTGACGATAATATTAAAGGAATTACTGAAACAGCACCACAAACAGAAGCCGCTTTAAATGGGCTTATAATTGCTAATAAAGAATTTGCACTTTCACAACTTGGAACAAATAGAAATGATCGTGGCGAAGCGCGAAGATTAGAAAGAGAACTTGAATTGTTAAGAGAAAGACAAATAATTTTAGAAGCTGAAGATGATAGGCAAAAAAACATTATTGATAAAAATAAAAAATTTAATGATATGACAATTGCAAAATTAAAAGAAATTTCTAAACTTGAATCTGAACTTGCAGGGAAAAAAGAAAACGAAATCATACTTGAAGAAAAAATTAATGAAATCAAGAAAAATTTTGAAGGTGCAGACGCGGAACAGCTAATAAATTTATTGAAACAAGAGGAAGCATTGAAGAGACAAGTTGAAATTATGAAAAAGAAAGAAGAACAAGCGAAAAAAATTAACGATGCCTTTAAAAAGATCGGAGAAGATATTGGTACAGGTATTACTGAGGCTCTTGCAAGCGCTGTCGAAGGAACTAGAACACTCGGAGAAGCCGCAAGGTCAATTCTTAATGATATAGCATCATCCTTGTTAAGACTTGGAATCAATGCCGCCCTTACTGGCTTTTTTGGTGGAACTAAATTTGGCTCATTCTTAGGGCTTGCAAATGGTGGCCGCGCATCCGCAGGGCGTAGTTATTTAGTCGGAGAAAGAGGGCCGGAGATATTCACACCAAAATCAAGCGGCACAGTAATTCCTAACAATATGATTGGTGGCGGTGGCGGTGGCGACATCACTAATATTACTGTTAATGTTGATGCAAACGAATCATCAGTTGAAGGCGATACAGGTCAATCTCAAGCGCTTGGACGTCAACTTGCAACAGCAATTCAAACTGAACTTATCAAACAAAAACGTCCGGGAGGTTTACTAGCATAATGGCAACTTTTCCAAGCATCACACCGACCTATACTGGATTTAGTAAAAGAAGCGCCCCAAGAGCGCGGACAATAAGATTTCAGGATGGGTTTGAACATCGTATTGTCTTTGGATTAGCGCAACATCAAAATCCAAAAGTTTATAATTTATCTTTTAACTGCACAGAAACGCAATCTGACGAAATAGAAACTTTTCTTGATGCCCGTGCCAACGATCAAGCATCATTTGATTTCACGGCACCCGGCGAAACATCTGCACAGAAATTTGTTTGCGAAAGGTGGTCAAAATCAATTCCATACAACAATAGAGCCGTGATTGATGCAACATTCAGGGAGGTATTTGAACCATGAGTACAGCCCCAATAATTAGCGATTTACAAAAGGCAAATCCAAGCGCTGTTATTGAATTATTTGTACTTACAACAAATGTTGCGCAACATGGAAGCGCACAAACTTACAGATTTCATGCGGGAACATCTTTGAACGCAAATGGCGAAATCGTTTGGCAGGGTAATTCATATTTAAGATTTCCTGTTGAAGCAACAGGTTTCGCATATCAACGCGGCCAAATCCCACGTCCGACCCTGACAATCAGCAATGCTTTCGGTTTTGTTTCAGCCCTTCTACAGAATGTCAATCAACACTTTAACGGAAATGATTTAACTGGCGCTGTTGTTCAGCGCAAAAGAACTCTTGCAAGATTTCTTGATGCTGTAAATTTTCCAGTAGAAACAACAACATCTTCAACAACAACAACTATTGCCGACCCCGCAGATGCCGAAACTGTCACTTATACAGTTACAGTTGCAAATGTCGGCGGCATAAATATATTTCTTTTAAACGGTGTTAACAACCCTGTCATCACCATGAAACGTGGCTCAACATATATTTTTAATCAGGAAGATTCAAGCAATCAAGGCCATCCTTTACGTTTTAAATCAGACAGCGGCGGTTCTTATACAACAGGTGTTTCAGCTTCGGGATATAGCCCCGGTTATGCAGGCGCGACAGTTACTTTTCAACCGTCTTATCCAGATGCACCGTCAGATTTGAGATATTATTGTACAGTTCACGGTAACGCGATGGGAAATACAATAACGATGAATAATCCAAATACAACAACATCAACGACAACGACAACTTCAGGTTCCCAGACTAACCCGTTGGGAACCCCAGACCCGACAGCAGAATTTCCACTTGAACAATATGTAATTGATAGAAAGTCAGCAGAAAATCGCGATGTTGTAACATTTGAACTTGCTGCGGTTTTTGATCTTGTCGGTGTTAGAGCGCCCAAACGTCAGGCAACTAGAAACATTTTTCCTAGTATTGGAACTTTTAATCAATGATTTGGAAAGATAAAGCACTTGAACACGCAAAACAAGAAGACCCAAAAGAGTCTTGCGGTCTTTTGTTAAATATTCGCGGAAAAGAAGAATATTTTCCTTGTCGTAATTTATCAATGACAGCGCATCAATGTTTCATAATCGACCCCGAAGATTATGTAAGGGCAGATAACACAGGAGATATTACAGCAATAATTCATAGTCATCCTGTTACGCCTGCTGTTGCTTCAGAAGCCGATAAGATAAGCTGCGAAGAAAGCAATCTTCCGTGGTATATAGTCAATCCAAAAACAGAAACATGGGGATATTATGAGCCTTGCGGATATAAACCAGATTTGATCGGTCAGCCTTGGGTTTGGGGTGTTTCTGATTGTTGGTCACTTGTTCGCAGATACTACAAAGAAAAATTAAATATAGAACTAAGAGATTGGGAAAGACCAACAACCCCTGAAGAATTTATTAACGACCCTATGTTTGAAAGATGCGCAGAAGCTACAGGTTTTAGAGAATTAAAAAATGATGAACAATTAAAAAATGGCGATTTATTATTTATGTCGATTTTGGCGAATGGTTTGAATCATGTGGCGATTTTTTTAGATGGGGATGTTTTACACCATTTAACGGATAGACTATCTTGTAAGGAGCCGTATAACCAATGGCTGCAAAAATGCACAGGTAAAAGGTTGCGTTATGTTGCGTAAAATAAAGTTATATTCAAAACTTGCCGATTTTATCGGACATAAAGAATTTGATGCTGTTTGTAAAAATCCCGCTGAAGCGATAAGATTTTTGATTTGTAACTTTCCAGAAGTTGAAAGTCATATGGCAAAACAAAACTATAAAGTTTTAGTTGGCGATTATGAAGTTGACGAAAAAGAATTGCATTATCCAAGCGGTCACGAAGATATTCATATCGTGCCAATTGTTTCAGGTGCGGGCGGTAATTTAGGAAAAGTTTTAACAGGCGCGGCGTTGATTGGTTTGTCTTTTGTTACTTTTGGTGGCTCAACTTTATTTGCAGGCGGTAGTGGTGCGGGTTTACTTGGTGGTGGTGGCTTAATTGGTACAGGTGGTTTATATGCGGCGGGCGCTTATGGTTCGGCGGCGCTTGGCCTTATGGGTGCGGGTTTAATGTTGTCAGGTGTTTCTGGGATGATGACACCGCAACCAAAATCACAAGATTTTTCAAGTCCTGAAGACCCGCGTTTATCTTTTAATTTTTCTGGAACACAGAACACAAGTCGAGCCGGAACGCCGATTAATATTGTTTTCGGCGAAGTTTTTGTCGGAAGTATAGTCGTCAGCGCGGGCGTTGACACAGAACAAGTAAGAGCATGACCGATAAGAAAGTTATTAGAGGAGCAGGCGGCAGTATTTCACCCCCATCGCCTCCACAGCCTACAAGAGTTCCCGACACATTACATAGCAGGCAATTTGCATCATTTACGGACGTTCTCGGCGAAGGAGAACAGGAGGGAAGCGCAACAGCAAGCAAACTTGGATTAACAAAAGGAACAACAGCGTATAACAATGCTTTTCTTTCCGATGTGTTTTTGAACGATACGCCAGTTTTACAATCAACGGCAGATTTTACAAGTCCTGTTACTACAGATTTTAATTTTCAAAATGTTGGTTTTACACCGCGATTCGGAACAGCAAACCAAACACACATCCCCGGTATTGAAGAAAGTGAATCTGTAACACCTGTCGGCGTAGTTGTTACGACATCCGCGCCAGTAACAAGACAAATTACAAATACAGATGTTGACGCTGTAAAAGTTGCAGTTACATTTCCGCAGATACAAAAAGCGACAGATCAAGGCGATTTGCTTGGTTCTTCTGTAAATTTACAAGTTCAAATTCAATATAACGGCGGGGGATTTTCTACTCTTGTCGATGATACGATTACAGGTCGTTCCGCTGACGCATATCAAAAAGATTATCGAATTACATTGACAGGCGCTTTTCCTGTTGATATTCGTGTTGTCCGCGTAACTGCTGACAGTACAAGTTCAAGTCTTATAAATGCTTTTCAATGGACAAGTTTTTCAGAAATTATTGACGATAAGCAAACATATCCAAATACAGCTTTTGTTAATTTAAGAATAGACAGCGAACAATTCAGTTCGATTCCTCGCCGGAAATATCGCATAAGGGGTTGCAAGATAAGGATTCCGGGTGCCGGCGCAAATGGTTCTGGAACGCCAACTGTTGACCTTCAGACAGGCCGGATTGTCTACCCGACAGGATATGTGTTTAATGGCACAATGGGCGCTGCAACCTATTGCAATTGTCCAAGTATGGTATTACTGGCATTGCTTACAGATACGCGCTTTGGTTTTGGCGATCATATAACAGATTCTTCTTTAGATTTATATTCTTTTGTAACCGCATCAAAATTTGCAAATACTCTTGTTGATGATGGCCTTGGCGGACAGGAGGCTCG